AAGCCACTGGTGCAATAGATTTTGATGGTGGTGGATTTACATTTAATGAATCTGGTGCATCCGTAGATTTTAGAGCAGAAACAAATACATTAGCAAATGCTTTCTTTATTGATGGTTCAGCAGATAAAATTGGTTTTGGTACAAATACACCAGCAAATGCAAGTGTAGAAATTAATCAAGCTAATTCATCAGGAGCAATTGCTTGTTTATCTTTGGATCAAGATGATCAAGATCAAGAATTTATATATTTTGATGGTACATCAGCTAGTGATAGCTCAGCAAGTTTATCTTCTTCTACAGGTACAACAAGTAGTAAAGTAGGGGCGATAAGAGTTAACATAGGTGGTACTGATCGTTGGATTAGATTTTATGATTCAGCAGTATAGGAGCTATTATGCCTTTAACAAAATTGCAAATAGCACCGGGTATAGATAAACAAAATACCGAATACGGTGCAGAAGGACGTTGGGTAGATTGTGATAATGTTCGTTTTCGATATGGTTTACCTGAAAAATTAGGTGGTTGGGAAAAAGTAACATCTGATGCACTTGTAGGTGCAACTAGAGCTATACTAACTTATACTGACCTTAGTGGTGTAAAATATGCAATTTATGGCACTAATAAAAAACTTTATGCATATTCTGAAAATTCATATGCTGATATAACTCCTATCAGAGCTACAGGCACAGGTAATATTACACAGTTTGCTACAACAAATGGTAGCACCACAGTCACTGTAACAGACTCATCTCATGGTGCGTTAATCGGTGACTTTGTAACAATAGCAAGTGTAAGTGGTGCAGTAGGTGGTATATCTGCAGCTAATCTTGAAGGGGAGTTTGAAGTGCTTACTGTCCCTGATGCTAATACATTTACTATTGAAGCAAAAGCTGCGGCTAGTTCTGATGCTACAGGAGCCACGGCCAACGGAACATATCAAATAAACACAGGATCAGCAGTATCAATATTTGGTTATGGTTGGGGTGCCTCTACATACGGTGCATCAACTTGGAATACTACAAGAGAAGGTTTGACTGGTGGTCAAGGTGTTTTGTTAGAATCTGCTAAATGGGCGTTAGATAACTGGGGTGAGGATGTATTATCATTACAGTTTAATGGTGGACTATTTTATTGGGATACCTCATCAGGATTATCTAGTAATAGATCTGCTGTTACCAATGTTTCTAATGCACCTACAAAATCAAGATTTATGTTAGTTTCTGGTGATGATAGACATGTTATTTGTTTTGGTACAGAAACTACAATAGGAACTTCCTCTACACAAGACAACATGTTTTTAAGATGGTCAGGTCAAGAGGATCAAAATGTTTGGACACCAACGGCAACTAATACAGCAGGATCAAAAAGATTAGTAGATGGTAACTTTATACAAACAGCAGTAAGATCTAGAGGTGCTGTCTTAATTTGGACAGACACAGCTTTATATCAAATGCAGTTTATAGGTCCACCACTTACATTTGGATTTAATCAATTAGGTTCTGCGTGTGGTTGTATTGGTTTGAACGCAGCAGTAGATGTTGGTGGTGTATCGTTTTGGATGGGCACAGACTCATTCTTTCTATTCGATGGTGCAGTACAAAAAATACCATGTAGTGTTCAAGATTATGTTTTTGATGATTTAAATGTAAATGCTAAACAAGATATATTTTGTGCAGCTAATACTGATTATAATGAAGTAATGTGGTTTTATGCTTCTGCTAACTCTCAACAAATAGATAGAGTTGTTTTTTATAATTATGCAGAAAATTTATGGTATGTAGGAACTTTATCTAGAACATCTTGGGCTGATCGTGGCACTTATGATAATCCATACGCAGCAGAATTTGTATCAACTGATACTACAAGCACTATAAGCACCATTACTGGACTTAAAGCAGGAAGAACTTTTATACATTTACATGAAACTGGTTCTAATGATGATGGTAGTGCAATGAATGCGCATGTTGAGTCAGGAGATATTGATATAGCTGATGGTGACAACTTTATGTCTATTAGTAGATTTATACCAGATTTTAAATCTCAATCAGGTATTGTAGATCTTACAATTAAAACAAGACCCTATCCTACAGGCACACAAACAGATCATGGATCTTTTGATATAACTACGTCAACAACTAAAAAAGATACAAGAATACGTGGTAGACAAATTGCAGTTAGAGTTGCTAGTGATGCTGTCGATGACAATTGGAGATATGGCACACTTAGATTAGATATTAAACCAGATGGAATGAGAGGAGCATAATGTCAAAAATACAAATACCTAGATTACCCCAGGCTACACCAGAGTATAGTCAACAACAACAAAACACATTAGTACAAACATTAGATCAATTAATATTTTTGTTAAACAATACCTATACACCCGAAACACTTAGAGAAGAAGACGAAAGGGTTAGTTGGTTTTTATCATAAATGGCTAATACATATACAAATTATAAAGCAATTTTGACAAATACTAATTTAACAACATTGTATACTGTGCCAGCAGAAGCTACAGCAATCATTAAATCAATACATGTAGCAAACGTAGATACATCTAATGATTGTGAAATATCTGTTTTTTTAGTTGATGCAGGCGCTACTAGTTATACTTTACAAAAAAGTAGAGATATAGAAAAAGGTTCTACACAAGAGATACTAGCTGCTGGTAATGCTAGTCAAATTTCATCAGATTCTCATACTTCATCTGCTACACCATTAATAGCAAAAGAATCTGAAATAATTAAAATACAAGCTGAAAACGCTAATGATTTGCATGTTATTCTTAGTGTTTTAGAGATAACATAAACATTGCAAGGAGCTTAAAAAATGAGTATAAAAGAAGATACAACCGTGATTGCTGGAAAAAAAGTTTCCGTAATAGATGTTGATTCAGTCACAACTATTAAACACGCCAAAACAGGAAAAGTCTACGCTACTGAAGAAGAAGCAACCAAAGACATTCAAGATCCTGCCACCGACACTAAAGAAGATGACATTCAAAAAGATGTCGCAATAAAGGTTAATAAAATACCGGATATATTCGGAGGAACAAGTTAAACATGAATTATAGCATGCAACAATATGAACCCAAAGGCTTAGAGTCATTTCAAGATGAGGTTTCTAAAATTGCAGATTTAGGTAGATACGAGGACGCATATATTGCACACGTTGCTGAAGGTGAAACAGTTGTGCCTATGGAAGTCTTAGATTCTAATCCTAGACTTAAAGCAATGTTGTTTAATCAAATGCTAGACATGGGTATTAACCCTGAAAGATATATTGTAGGTAATAATTTTAACTCTATTAATCCTGTTACAGGACAACCTGAGTTTTTCTTAAAAAAGATTTTTAAGGGTGCTAAGAAAGCACTAAAAAGTATTGCACCTTATGCTGGTACTATTGCTGGCTTAGCTGGTGCTGGACCATTTTATTCTGCACTTATTGGTGCAGGCGTACCATTACTAACTGGTGGTGATGCAGGAGATGCAATCATGGGTGGTATTGGTGGATACGGTGCTGGTAGAGCATTAGGCACAGCAGAAATGTTTGGTGGAGATCCTGGTCAATACGCTCTACCAAAATTATTTAGTGGAGAAGGTGGTATAGGAGCTGCATTTGATCAAGTAAAAACTAATCTTGGATTTGCAAGTGATACTGCTGGTATAT